GCAGGTTCATCTCCAACTCGTCCCGCTTCCCCAAGTGTTAACCTTCATGTCGAACAGATTATGTACACGCAACTTGGACCGACAGGAGCAACGGGTGCCACAGGACCGACTGGAGCCACAGGAAACACAGGAGCTACTGGAACTACAGGAGCAACTGGACCAACTGGACCGACAGGAACTGCTGGAACAAACGGAGCGACAGGAGCTACTGGAGCCACGGGCGCAACAGGTGCAACCGGAACTAATGGAACCAATGGTTCTACCGGAGCAACTGGCCCTACAGGCCCTACCGGCGCAACCGGAACAGCTGGCACCAACGGTGCCACTGGTGCAACCGGAGCTACAGGTTCCAACGGAACAAACGGTGCAACCGGTCCGACAGGTCCGACAGGCGCAACGGGTACGACAGGAAACACCGGTTCAACAGGGGCTACGGGAGCGACTGGCGTCGCAGGACCAACAGGGGCGACAGGTAATACTGGCAGCACTGGCTCGACTGGAAATACAGGGGCTACTGGACAAACAGGCGCGACAGGTTCTACGGGAAGCACGGGAGCAGCGAACTACTGGGACATCTTAGTATTTGGCGGCATGTGATAGAATAGCGGCATGACAAAGATAGCGGTTTACTCTATCGCTCTCAACGAAATTAAACACGTTGAGCGATATGCCGCTGCCTGCAAGGATGCAGATTACATCATAGTAGCAGATACAGGATCAACAGATGGCACAGCGGAAGCGTTACGGAATCTCGGCGTTACGGTTTATGATATTACTGTTAGCCCTTGGCGCTTTGACGATGCTCGTAATGCGGCGCTATCGCTCGTACCAAAAGACGCAGATGTCTGCGTAATCCTAGATTTAGACGAAGTGCCTCAGCCTGGCTTCTTTGATAAAGTACGCAAAGGCTGGAAGAAGAATGCCAATGTCGGTTGGATAACAATGGATACTGGCTCCACATGGCACAGAGATAGATTACATTCTCGCCATGGGTGGCATTGGAAGTATCCATGCCATGAAGTACAGCTTTGGTACGGAGACGGAGAAGCTAAGTCCGTCAGTATATTAGATGCGGTTATCAAGCATCAGCCAGATGATTCAAAGTCTCGCTCACAGTATCTCACTTTGCTAGAACTGTGTGTCAAAGAATATCCCGATGATCCACGAATGTGGACATACATGACCCGTGAGTATTACTTCCATGGGCGTTGGGCAGATGTCGTTACCGCAGGTAAGCGCCAGCTTGAGCTTCAAGGCTGGGATGTCGAACATGCAGCAGTATGCCGGTGGGTAGGTGAATCACTACACCAGCTTGGCAAAGCTGACGAAGCAACTGAATATTACGATAAAGGCGTAGAGATTTTGCCCCATGAGGGCGAACCGCATTATGGCATAGCCATAGACGCTTATCGTAGACAACAATGGCAAAGGTGTTTAGATGCCTCTCTTAGTGTTTTGGACCTTCCTCGCTCCGTCCATTACTGCTACGAATCTGCCATCTGGGATTGGAAAGCCTACGACCTTGCAGGCGTTAGCGCATACAACCTCGGACATGTTGAAGAAGCCTTAGTTTTTGCCAAAGAAGCGGCTAAAGCAAACGGGCCTGAACAAGACCGTATTCAACGGAATATAGACTTTATGGAGAAACTATTACATGAGCGAGCATCAGCACGAGCAAGGACCAATTAGCTTTGGATTCAATGACAAGCATGACTGGATTCCTATTTACACTTGCACGGTCTGTGGCTACACAGATACTGAACCTTTCCCGTCCGACGTTGAAGAATCGGATCATCTTAACCATACTGGTTATGTCGATGGCTGCTTTGCTTGTAAGCTCCTTACCCTCCAAGTAAACACCGGAGACGCAGGACGAGCCGAGAATATGTCGGCTAAGAGATGGGATGGCGAACTTAACGCCTATGCCGCAGCTAGGTCTGAAGGCATCCAACCCGCAGGTACAACCATGAGAGCTGTGCAAGAAGCACGAGCTGCTAGTGACAAGCTAGGCGTTGCATACAACGCTGAGTCTATGCCAGCGGCTACAAAAATTACGAAGCAGACGGCTAACGTAATGAAAGAAACAGGAGCAATCTAATGGCAGCAGCAAAAAAGGGTATGGGCTTTGCCGCAGCGCAAAAGTCTATCGCCAAGAAGTCTGGCGTTTCTATGAAGTCAGCCGGAGCAATCCTCGCCTCATCTACCCGCAAGGCTAGCCCAGCGGCAAAGAAGGCAAATCCAAATTTGAAGAAAGTCCTACCAGCTAAGAAGGGTAAGTAACATGTGCAAAGAATGCGGATGTAATAAGAATGCAGTTGGCAAGCTCAACGATAAGTTGACCGGCAAGCCAACCAAGACTCCATACGGTGAGTATGAAGGTGTCGGCGGCACCAAGAACAAGTAAATAATTCCTTCCCCACGAAAGGCAGATAGATGGCAAATTACGGTGGCTTATCAGCGACATATCACATGAATCGCTTAGCTGGCACCATTATCAATGGCGTACCGCAATTAGACTTTGACGGTGCTTGCGTCCAATGGGCTGACAATGTCATCCCTGGCGGACGTTCTAGCCATGGTCAGACTCGTGGCATCGGAGCATTGAATGCCATCTACGCTTATCGCAATGGCGGCAAGAACTACTACGAAGATACGCCTGGCGTATTAAACCTGCTTGCTGGTACCTACGGTATTGGTGAAGCCGAAGCAGCAGCAAGGATTACATCGTGACACAATTTATCGACGTTATCAACGAAACGCTTTTGGCTCTGACGGGTTACACCAACCGTCAGGATCAGGCGACTTACCTCACCTCTGGGCTAAGTGCCACAGCAACTTCTTTTCAAGTTGCTGACGGAACCGTGCTTACCCGTGGCTTGGTTGAAATTGATGACGAGCTTATCTGGGTAGACTCCTTTGACCGTACTTCAAATACGGCTACCATCCCTGCCTATGGACGAGGCTTTCGTGACACTGTAGCTACAAGCCACACGGCTGGTACTCGTGTAACCATTACGCCATCCTTTCCGCGTAGTGTTATCCGGCGAAACATTAACCTCGCAATCGACGGCGTTTACCCAGATTTGTTCGGCGTTTACTACACCACCTTTACTTGGCAAGCGGCTCGCACTACCTATCCGTTGCCACAGGAAGCAATCGACGTTCTCGGCTGCTCATGGCAAACCATTGGCCCATCTCGTGAATGGTTGCCAGTACGCCACTATCGCATTGACCGTATGGCTAACCCTGTCACATGGAATACAGGCAAGACCATTTCAATTCGTGAAGGCATTATTCCTGGTCGTACCGTCATGGTTACTTACACCAAGAAGCCAACAACGCTTCAGTATGACTCAGATGACTTTGCATCCTTAACAGGATTGCCAGACTCAGCCCGCGAAGTAATCGTTCTCGGTGCTGCTTACCGTACCGCCATGTATCTGGATATGGGTCGTGTACCTGCTGCTACTGCTGAAGCAGATGCAATGCAGGCTAATGATCCGATTGGTTCAGCTACCAACATTGGTCGGATGATTCAACAGCTTTACCAGCAACGCCTTCTGGTCGAAGTGCGTCGCCTTCAAGAGCAGTACCCACCTCGCACTCACTACACAAGCTAAGGACGGCTTATGGCACAACGACGTTATTACTCAGCCAACGCGGTGGACAACACCGTATCGGCTGGCATCACCAGCAGCGCAACAAGCGTCACGCTGTCAACCATCCCAGTGGGTTTTCCATCTTCGTATCCTTATGTCTTGGCATTGGATTACAACACCGCTTCTGAAGAATTAGTCTTGGTTACCGGCGCCTCTGGCGCAATCCTTAGCATCACTCGTGGATTTAACGGTTCAGCTCCAGCGGCTCACAATGCCGGTGCAGTTGTTCGCCACGTTCTTGTTGCTCAGGACATGACCGACTTTCAGGATCATGCTGCTGCTGGTCCAGGAGGCGTACACGGCATTACCGGCCCAGTTGGAACATTCCTCGCCACACCAACCTCAGCTAACCTAGCCTCGGCAGTCTCTGACGAGACAGGTTCTGGCTCACTGGTATTCGGCACAGCGCCAACTATCGGCTCAGCGGTTCTCACCTCGCCAGTTATTAACATGGGCATTAACGCTCAGACTGGTACAAGCTACACCCTTGTCGCTGCTGACGCAGCCAAGCTGGTAACGCTTTCTAACTCCAGCGCAATTACTTTGACTATCCCAGCGGGTGTGTTTAGCGTCGGTCAAGCCGTCAACATCCAGCAAACTGGTGCGGGTCAAGTAACCGTAGCTAACGACGGCACATCAACCTTTACGGGTACAGGCACTAAGCTGCGTACCCAATACTCGGCTGCAACCATTATCTGCGTAGCAACCAACACCTTCACCTTGATTGGAGACATTGCGTAATGGCAACAGCATACGTCGTTCTTGGACAATCCACGCCAGGCGCAGCAGCCACCACTACTTTGGTGACTGGTTCGACCAATGGCAGCATCATCTCGTCCTTCACTGCTTGCAACAAGGGCAGCTCCAATGATACAATTCAAGTATCGATTACCAAGTCTGGTGGATCAGCGTACTACCAATTCTACAACTTCACATTGGCGGCTAACAGCACTTTGCAGGAAACACCAGGCTGGACTATCGCCACAGGAGATACGGTTAAGGTGTATTCCACAACAGGCAACACCGACTTTACTGCGACAGGAGTAACACTCTAATGGCTGTCTCGCTACTCACGAACAATGCAGTCTCGCCTACTATCAACGTCAATGCCCAGTCTGCTTCGTATACCGCAGTCCTTGGCGATGGTAGCAACACGCTTGTTACAATCAACAACGCATCGGCTAACACCTTCACCATTCCACCAAACTCGTCAGTGGCTTTTCCAGTCGGCGCCATCTTGAACATTGCCCAGACTGGCGCTGGTCAGACGACTATTACCCAAGGCTCAGGCGTAACCATTGTTTCCAATGGATCAACCGCTTCGGCTCCTAAGACCCGCGTGCAGTACAGCGGTGCTTCAGCAATTCAGACGGCTGCGAATACTTGGTTAGTGCTTGGAGATATTGCATGATTCTACCTGGTATTTTTGCTTCGCAAATGTCGGGGCATTTGGGCGGTAACTACACCTCTATTGCCACACAAACGCTTGGAAGTGCTACAAGCACAATAACCTTTTCTTCCATTCCAAGCACTTATACCCATTTGCAACTTCGAGGTATTTGGCAAAATACTGCAAGCGGCAACGGTTATGCTGCTATGACTTTCAATGGAGTAACAACGGGCAATTTGTATTCAGGCCATGTGCTTGGCGGCAATGGTTCATCCGCTTTTTCTAATACCGCAGACGGTCAAAGCGCAAATTTGTTCTTTGTAGGCTCAAGCGCACAAACATCAAGCATGATGACTGCTGGAATTATAGACATTCTTGATTATACAAATACCAACAAAAACAAAACCGTAAGAACTTTTTATGGCTATGATACAAATGGTGGAACATATACTCAGGAAATAGGCTTAGCGTCTGGATTGTTTATGAGTACCAACGCAATTTCTTCTTTAACCCTGAGCCTCACTCAGGGAACAAACTTTGCTCAGTATTCTTCCTTTGCTTTGTATGGAGTTAAATAATGGCTAGCGCATCAACATATACACCGATTGCAACGACAACACTTGGGTCAAGCGCATCGTCGTACACATTTAATTCTATTCCTACAACTTATACCGATTTAGAATTGGTATTAAATCTAGCCCCATCAAGCGCAAC